TTTTCGGTAGCTGCGCCCATCGTGTACCAATCGAGCGCGACTGCTCCTCCGACCGTGAAGTTGTTGAGCGGGATGCGCCAAAGGCCACGTCCGAAAGCGACGTCCTGCCCGATCCAAACCGCACCCTGACCATCGACGACGTCACAAGCGTCCTGCTCCCAGATCATCGTACTCAGCGTGCCCTTCGTGAACCCGTTCGCGAACCCAGGCAGCGCGGCCTGCGTGAGCCGCGTGTGCACGCCCCCAGGACCAGCTCCGACATATTTGTTGATCGCGTTATTCGAGTCGATCCAGTAGAGCGCACCGTCGCTGCCGACGAAGGACGTGCGATTGCGCACCTGCCCGTCTCGCGTGAGCACTGTCTGCGCGAGCGAAGTCGAAAGACCGTTCAAATCGTTGATGACGGCGGACCACGTCAGCCCCTTGTCGAGTGAGACCTGGAGGCCGGCCGCCGTGAACACCCACAAGCGGTCATTCACGATGTCGTATTCGCTGTTGTTCGTGACGGGCGAAGCAAAAGCCCCCGTGGAGCGCTTCTCCACCGTGACCCAGTGCCAGAGTATCCCGCTCTCCGTCACGAACGCTGCGCCGTCTAGGTCGACGCTGCTGCCGCTGTTGAACCCGGTGATCGTGCGAACAACGTCGGAGCCGTTGCTCACGGTGTCCACCATGCGGATCTTTTTCCCGACGTCCCCCACGACAAAGGGAGCCATGCCGTGGATCTCGTCCGCCGCGTCCACCGTGAATGTCTGTGGGTTCGCCGTGAGTACGTTTCCAGACGGACGCTGGTAGAAGCGGCCGGGCTTAGTGTTGTCGATGACGAAGAGTTTCTGAAGCGCGATGGTCGCGTTGGACTCGATCATGAACACAAGCCCCGCCCCGTCGCTCGCCAGCGAATAGCTCCCAGACGATGCCTGTGGAGAGTCGAAGCCGTAGTACCGCGTAGTGTCCGCCACCACAGTCAGGAAGTGCTGCTCGTTTGTGCCCGCGCGCCACCGACGGAGTCGATTGTCCGTCCCCGTGGCGTTCGCGGCAGACCAATACGTGTCCACCCCGTCCCACACCAACTCAGGGGGCGGGGCTCCAAGCGACTCCCCAGATGCGATGTCAATGGTCCGAGCCAGGGGTGTTGATGGGCGCCAGCTCGTGTCATGCAAGAAATACCAACTGAAGAATGTGTATGACCACACCGGGTTACATCCGAAGATGTACGTCCCTTCGGTGCCGGGGTCCGTGTCGCCAGCGTCGATGATCCTGATCTGGTAGCCGCGATGCCACGGGACGTTCGGGTCGTCAGGACGAAACGGGCCGTCGAACTCTACCGTGCCCTGGGAGAGCGCGACCGAGGCGATGACGTTGAAGTAGTGGTCCTGCCCCGCAGGATGCTTGAACACGGGCGTGAGGACGCCTTCTCCGGTGGCGAAGATCGACCACCCGAAGGTCTGGTTGATGGTGGCGCCGTGCAGGGGCGCGTCCTGCGTTGATTGCGTCCGCTGGGAGGAGATGAAGCCCCAGGCCCCTTGTCTCAGATCGTTGTTCGCGGGCGTGGCGCCGATCGACTTGCTCACGCTGCGTTGCATGGTACCGCCGTACCACGTACTTGAGGTCATCGTAAGCGCAGCGTCGATTGCGGGGTACCCATCACCGCCGACATACTTCGCGTCTTGATCCACAAAGAAGCGCTGCCCAAAAACCATGTGGCCGAGATGGTGGTTGTTCTGATCGGTGGAGGTGCCAGCAATGTAGCGCTCCGCGAGGAATCTCTCGTCGCTGGGACGAAAGGTGTTCCAACGGCGGAGGCCCTTTGTCTGGGAGCCGAGCACGATGGTGAGCCGGTACGCGACCTCGAATGTTTGCGACGTGGCTTGCACGATGGGGGTCGTAAGGACGATGTGTGTCGCGAGCATCGTCCCAGAGCCGTTTCCTATGTCTACGGCATTTGAGTAACCAAGGGCGAGCTTTCGGATCGTACGTGTCGCGGAAGGTAGTCCGAACACCGAGGTGAAAGTGCGTGTCAGGGTGCTGACGTCGTTCGCGAACTCATTGACTTTCACGAACGTAGGCGTGAGCAGATCGGCCATGAAGTGGTTGCCCCACAAGGGGTCGGTGTCCCGCTCATCGGCAAGGATAAATAGTTTGGTGGGGAACATGCCCGAGGCGAGGCAGCGCTTTCCCCAACGCGTGAACACGTTTTTTCCAGAACCCTGCTCCGCTATGGAACCGTCTTCGTTGCGGAGCGTCCACTCGACGTGCCCCACGATATTGTCCACCACACGTCCAATGCTCGGTTCGGTCATCATGTCCTCACTTCAGAATGTCGACGCCGTTGACTGCCCAGCTTGCTGCGGATGGTTCGCCCGACGGCAGTCCGCTGACGGGGTCGGGGGTAGCAGCGTACTTGATCGGGGGGGCTGGCGTCAGCGTCCACTTTGCTGCGGATGGTTCGCCGGGAGGGGCTCCTCGGATGCCATCTCCGAGCTTCCACTCAAAGCCGGGGAACTCAAAAACCAACGCCGAGAGGCCACTGACGAGTCCGTCGTCGCGTACGTTCACCGCAGCCCACGCGACGGTGGAGCCCGTGTTTGCGGGCACCAACAGGGAGAGCTGGAACGTGCTTGGTGGGCAGGCGAGCGTCGCATGGAGCTGGAGCCCGTTTTGAAACGGATCGGCGCGATAGACACGCACGAACCGAATCCTCTCGATCGAGGATGCGGCAGGCTGTGTGATGACGAGCAGCCGCAGCGAGGGATCACCTGAGAGCACGAGCGCGATGTTCGGCGGGAAGAACACCCGGGGGGAGAAGGAAGCGGCGCTTGGTTCGCCCGGCAGGGAGGGGGTCACCGACTCCGATCGCGCGAGCTTTACCGGAGGGGCGGGCGTTAGCGACCACCTTGCCGCCGAGGGCTCGCCGGCCTGTGCTCGCTCCACGACGACGTTCCAGCCGGTGCTGCGCTGGAACACTTGGAGGGAGGGCGTTTCCAGATCATCCGTGACGCGCATGCGGAACACGGTGCCGTCGTGAATGAAGTAGATCCACGCTTCGCTTGCGACAGGATCGTGGATGATGTCCACCCAAGCCGCCGTAGCGACCACGAGCGTCTCCGCGCCGAAAGTGTCTCCGAAGAAGCGTTGGACGTAGAGCCCCCCTGACTCGCGGAGATACGCGTACCACGACACGCCGTTGGCGAATGCGACCACCCTCGGGACGCGCGCGTCGTTCGTCAGGGTGATCTTTGTGCGCGCCATGTCAGCTCAGCAGGATGTTTCCAGAAGTCACGCGCGGAAGCTGGTCGTCGAGCATGACGGCATCCGACACAGGCTGCACGAGCGAGACGTTGTAGACGCCCGACACCCCCATGATGACCGCGATCAGCTCGTTGCGGATGACGTCACCTGAGATACCGAGGCCGTTGATGTAGCCCGACAAAGCCGCCTTGACGTCCGCCTGAACTGCCGCCGAGGAGTAGCCTTCTTGGATGGTGAGGGTCGCCTGCACGACCTGCTGAAGAATCTGAGGCGTGCGCACCCGCACCCGCACTCCGGCCGCGCGCCAGCCGGGATAGTTGGCGCGGTCGAGTGGATCGCCGTCGACGACCTTCTGCACTTGTTGGATCAAGCCGCTGAAGTGGGTGTACGCCGCGTCGATAGTCTCCCCTGCCGAGAGGGCGGGAGTGAAGTAGAGCTGCCCGCTGGCATCGTCGAGAATGTAGTCGACGTCGGGGGTGAGGATGCCGCGCGGGGCTGACGTGATCACGACAGGCACCGTCGGCTTGACGGGTTTGTTGTTGAGCGAAAGGAACTCCTCTCCGCCGACGGCACTGTTCGGTGGGGGGCCTCCCAAGCCTGCGGTCACGTTCTCCGCCGCGATGACGACGACCGTCTCCGCCGTTCCAGAACCGTCGTCGACGTAAAGGATGACCTCTCCGCGAAATATCGGGTCCTCGAAGACGTGGGAATACACCACGCGCTGCCCGTTTGAGAGGACCACGCTGCGGGAAATGAACTCCAGGGCTTCGGGCGTGCAGCGCGCTAGAGTGCGGAGGAACGCCTTCAGCCTGTCACGGAAGGCGTCGTCTGTTTCCTTGTCGGAGCCTGTGGCGAAGGAGGCGGGGTTGTTCACAAAGTTGACGCCGGGGGGCTTCGCTTCAAACTGTGTGATGGTGTTCGGGGCGACGTTCCCAGACGCGCCGCCGAGAACCGCGATAGCCGCGACAGCGGGGGCGGCAGTGAACGTGTCGGCGATAGTGGCGACCGCCGTGGTCTCGAAGGACTTACCGTCCACCGTCTTGACCGTGGTCCCGACGGGGATGACGGTCGTACCGACCGTGCCCGTTCTGGAAAACACGACCGAACCCGTGGCTTTTGTTGCCTGCTGTCTGAAGAGGAGCGCGGGTTGGATCTCCGTCGCGCGTTGATCGAGGTCGTCCCCGACAGCGGTGTCGATGTTCCAACGGTCGGGGATGAGCGCTAGCTGATAGTAAATCTCGTCCATCTCGCGCGCCGGGCCAGCGAGGAGGTGTTTGAACACCGAGGCGTCCGTGAGGTCGGACAAATCGGTACGGGCGACGACGGCGTTGAGCATTGCCTGTAAAATCTGCTCGTAACGCTTGAGTTGGGACGTGGGCACGGACTACCTCATGGGCGGACGATAATCTTCTCAGACCGAGTGAACCCACGCACTTCGGCGTCGATCTCAGCGGTCAGAGTGTCCGAAGGTTCGTTGGCGAAAACAAAGCTACGGACTGCGGAGATGCGGGGGTCGCTTTGAATGGCTTCGATGAGGCGGAGCTGCGCCACTTGCTTGTCGACGACTGTGAGCCCGAGGCCCACCGTGCGGTGGACGCCAAGCTGCTTATACAGGATGTCGAACCCGCGTTCCGTCGTAAGCCGGGAGCGAATACCTTGTGCAAGGCAATCACGCCCACGAGAGAGCTTCATGTCGATCGCCCCACCGTCGTAGTCGACAAGGAGGTCATACTGCCCTTTTCCAGAATCTTCCACACGCAAATCCACCCCGAGCGCGTGCTCATCGCCCGGCTGCTCCGCCATCACGCCCAGCACCACGGGTGAGCCGCGCGCGCCCTGCTCACGGGAGAAGTTGGGGATGAGGATGGAGTCACCCACCGTCAGCGTTCCGGGCAAGCCGTCATCTGAGATGTACGGAGGACGAAGGTCGTTGACGATGGCGAGGAACTTCCACTTGCGGGCGTCACCGAGATACCTACCAGCGAGGTTCGCCAAGGTGTCGCCACGCTGGATGATCTGCTCCGCTGCTCCGGTGTAGCGCGGGACGTTGCGCCCGAGCCCCAGCTCGTCCCTGGCGCGTGCGTAGTCCCCAGGCAACAGCCCGCTACCGAGCTGGTTGAACTCGCGGAAGTTGTTCGGTGATGGCTGTGCCTCGGCGAGCGCGAGCTGCTCTTGCCCACGCACCGTGAGGATGTCTCCCTTGCGGATGAACTCGTCGATCTCACGTCCCGTGCTGCTGCGAAAAAGCTCCGGGTAGCTGCCAATCACGTTGAGCCCATCCCCGATCTTTCGCATGGTGTTGAGTACGCTGTTCGGCACGTCAGGCGCTTGCCCGAGGATCAACAGCTCGTTGTACGCCGCCAGGGACTCGTCGAGGACGAACTTCGTGGACTCAATGAACGCGAGAGGCACAGCAATGAGGGACTGCGTGCCCCGCAAGAACGTCTTCGCCGCGCTCGCTATGGTCCCGACATTGTCGAACCACGAGGCGAAAGAAAGAAACGTCATGCGTAGATCGTTCTGCGCGTTTGTCAGGTCGTTGATTCCGCTGCTCAACAAGCTCAGCCCGAAGCCGACCATGCGGATACCGTCCTTGACCTGTTTGAGTATGTTTTCATCCTCGGAGAGCGCCAACTTGGACGTGGCGGCGCCCTCGACGCACATGAGTTGAATCGTGTAGCGGTACAGATTCGTCGACTTCGCCGAGCGCTCCATATCGAACTGCATCGGGATGACGCGCCACCGCTCGTCATCCCGCAGGTTGTGAAAGAACAGCTCTGTGCCGTCCGCTGTGGCGGGGTCTCGCTTCAAATCCGCGTATGTCCGGAAGACCGCGTCTTGGAGGAACTGAAAGTGCCTCTGACCGGACAGGGCGTGCACGATGCTGAACTGCTGACTGCGGTCGTAGGACTTCCCTTCATACGGGATCGCCACCGTGGCGTTTCCAGATACGCCGTTCAGTCCGTGTGCCCCCCTACGGGGTTTGAAGCCGGTCGTCCCCGAGATGGTGAGGTCTCGCCAAAGCGTACCGTTCTCCTCGACCCAGAGCCCGGAGAAGTTCGTCGGCGACTTCGACACAGCGAAGGGCTCACTCATCCGGTAGCTCTCGGGCGCGATGATGAGCGGGTAGATGAAGTTGCGATTTACGCTTTTCGCGACAGACTCAGGGACGCGCAGCTCGAAAAAATAGACGGACTGCTGGAGGTACTTGCTGTCATCGACGGCTTCTTGCCGATTCAGCTCGAACGCAAGTTCCAGAAGTCCCATGGTGTGCTCCGCTGCCACTCTACCCGAGGATGAACGGGACCGGCACTGGAGCAGGTCCCGGCTGCGAGATGATGAGCCCGCCGTCGTTGGCCAACGCGATGAGTGCCGCCATTGTGTCGATGTCCGATTGCGCGCGCGCGTCTGACCACCCCGGCCCCGGTTGGTTCGGTGCGGGGATCGGAACGACGGTGAGCGGCGTCATACCGAGCAGGATGCTCGGGCCAACGCCAAAAATAGGGGGCGGAGGCACCGCTGAGACAGCCGTGAGCGAAGGCCAAATCGTCGCAGCCTGCGCAGCGACGACACCCCAGAACGCGAGGAGGCCCGCCGTGAACGAGACGGCGCCCATCAGCGGGACCGCCGAGAGCCCGTCCATAGTGGCTTTCATGGCCGCGATGGCACCCGCGTAGGAGCCGGGCGTCGGGGCTGGAGAGCCCGCGCCGAAGTAGACGCCGTACGCATCGCTCCACGCCGAGCCGACGGTGAACGCGGCCCCAGGGGGAGGGCGCGGTGGGGTGATGAGGTACGCTTTTCCAGATGGAACAGGTCCACCAGCTCGTCGGTATTTGAACTCGATTTGCTCCCCGGCCAAGACGCCGGGCGTCATCTCACCGATGCCGACCATACCCGTCGCGAGGTTGTGACCCGCCACTGCGACGTCCGCCGCGCCATCGGTGGCGGGTGAGATGCGCGTAACGCTCGTCACGAGGGAGATGTCCGTCGTCCCCAGGTTGAAGAGCACTTGGTCATCGGCGGACGCCGCAATCGTCGCCGTCAGCTCACCGGCGCCGTCATTGATGGGATTTTCCAGAACCACTTGTGTCGCGGTGTTCGAGAGGATTTTTACGCCCGCAGCGAGCAGATCGGGGGGAGGGTTGGTGTCCGGCGGTGTAACCGTCTGCGAGATGGACGCAGTCCCGCCCGCGAGCGCGCCGGGGGTGAATCCCGCACCGACCAGTGTCACGTTGTTCGGCGAGCCCGCGAGCGTCATCCCTTGGGTGGGCGTCGGCGCGACGTAGCCGTCATCGGGCCAACCACTCGGGGAGGGATCGCCGTCCCCGCTTCCGCCTGTGGGAAGCATGAACTTCTTCATCTCAGTGCTTAGGTCGGCGACGGGCATCTGGATCACTCATCTGGAATGAGGAGGTGCGTCGACTTTGCGTTTGCTGCGATGGAGGTCGCCGCAATGACGGGGACCGGAGGCCCGGTAGGCCCCATCGCGCTCGCGTGGACGTGCAGGTCGAACGCCGTCAGTGCGGCCTTCATCGTCTCCCACCACTCGTTGAGCTTCTGGAAGTTGACCGCGTTCGCGGCGCCGTCGCCGAGGGTGGTGATCGCGTTCCCATCCTTGTCCTCGACCTTGAGGCTCGCGCCATCGCTAAGCTGTACGACGAGTTGATTGTCGGAGAGCGTCAGCGAGAACTTCGGGTTGTTCCCGTCCTTGTCTACGCCGAGCACCGTGAGTGCCGTTTTGTCGCTGAGTACGAAGGTGGCGTTGCCGTTCGCCGCATTCGCAGCGGGCTCCTCTTCACCGCTTGCGTTGTATTCACCGCTGTGCGCGCGAGTTGTGTCGAGGGTGAAGTTGCCGTCACCGTCGATGCCGAAGTACGAGCCTGAGTGTTTCCAGAAATACGGCTCTTTGTCGCTGAGCTTGAGCTGCATCCTGTGCCCCGCTGCGGGGAGGTTTTCGTTCCCCTGCCCCATGCGCGGATGCAAGTATCGCCCGGTGATGAGCGGGCGCGTGAGGTCGTCTTCGAGAAACTGCACGAGGACGTGGTCCCCGTCGAGATCCGCCGGGTCGGAGAAGTCCGGGGTGAAGTCAGCGCCCGACACGTCTTGCCGCGACGGTCGCGGAACCCAGATGTGCCCCGTGTGCATGCCCGCATTTTGCACCACGGGCACACTCAACAGGGGGCCGTTTCTATAGCCCTCGATCGACGCGTAGACGAGGAGGTCGCAATAGACCCCCGAGACGGCCGAGGAGCCTGGCGGGAGCGCGAGAGGACCGTCGAGCTGCACGTAGCTGTTGAGGACCACCCCACGCAGGATGAGCCCTCCCGCGCGCGTGCGGTGATCGCCGAAGCCACGGCTCTGTGGGATGGCGCTCTGCTTGCGCCTACCCCCCGACATGCCTTCCGACTGGTGGCGTGGAGTCTTCATACCTCGACCACTCCCTCTAGCACGGCAAGTGTGCCCTCTGGCTTTTGCGGGACCACGTTTTTCCCAGGCAGGATCTCGTACCGCGCTGCCATCGTGGTGAGAGCAGTCAGGAGGGAAGCGTCGGTCCCTCGCCAGCCACGCGTGACACCGATAGAGGTGGAGTGCCGCCCAAGCGACCATGAATGGGACACCTCCTCGACGTAGAACGTGATGTCCTCCTCGGGCGTGGCGCCAGTGATACGGAGGCGCGTGCCGACACGGATGTCGGGGCGAATCCTGCTAAGGCCGATCGTCCCATTCAGAAAGTAAGGGTTGAGGCAGTGGTAGTTCATCGCGAGCACACGGCTCTGGACCGACATGATCCCCAAGGATGACTTTTCCGCGATGAACTTCGAGTCGACATAGAACGGACGCATGCCATGCCGTGCGATGCTCTCCACGTCCCAAAGTGGCCCTTGGAGGTCGAGGGCATTCGCGCCAAGGGCTTGCAACGCCTGCGGTGAGACGAAGAATGCGTTGTAGCGCTCCGCGCCTCCGCGCCCCACGTTGCGGGAAACGACGTCTTGCGGGGCGACGACAGCCATCGGCAGGCGAAAATAGGGGCTCTGTGCGTCCTGCTCCACCGTCGGAAATGGGATGTCCCGCAGCACCACAGCCATCACCGTGTCGGTGACGTTGTACTCACGGTCAGGTTCGATCGGCAGTTCATCCGCGCCATACAGATCTGAGATCAGCTCACAGAATGAAGGGTCGCTCCACTCTTGCGCTAAGGCCCAGCAGCCCGCTCCGTTTGGGTTCAGGTACGTCTGTGCGAGCGCGTAGCGCGCGGGGAAGTCGGTGTACGCGCTGTCCTGATAGATGAAGGTATCTGGAAAAGTGGTCGGGGCGTTGGGGTCAGCCACGGTGGCGGCCAGGCGGCGCAGGATCGCTGCTGGTCCACCCAGGGGGATGGATAGCGGCATTCCTGGCGGAAGCGTCCAGTTCGCGCGCGGCGGTTTCGCGCTCGTCATCGTGTCCATGAACCCGTAGAGCATACGCGACACGCAGAGAGCGACATTGCCGCCCACCCGCAGTTTATCGAACGTGGTGAGCGCCGCCGTGAGGCTCACATTCTCAGCGCGAAACTGATTGAACCACACAAGGGTTTTCACGAAGACTTGCGTGAAGTCGTAGCCGGTGATGGTCACCACTCTCGTCGTTGCACCGCTCCCTTCGGTCACGATGTCTTCGCGAAACGTGTCGATGATGCCCCGGAGAGTGTGGTAGCGTTTCCCGCTCACATTCACGACGAGATCGATCCAGTCGTCGTCGACGAGTGTGTCGTAGAAGTCGGGAGCGCCGCCTTCGGCGCGTGGGACTACGACCGCGATGGAGAACGTACCGACTCCTCGCAGGGACTTGTTTGTAGTCAACGAGCGGAGCGCCGGCTCTTTCCCCCGGATGTCCGTAGCTCGAAACTCCCAGACCCCGCCGTTCACCTTCGGCAAGATCGGATCGTCCGTGTGCGAGTAGAGGAACACTTCGCAGGCGACCGTTGTCGAGCCCTTGAACCCGGGTTTTCCAGATGAGCTAGGCATCAGTGCTCCGCCGTTCCAAGCCCTGTGCGGCGAGCCAAGTCTTCGAGGATCATCGCGAGGTTTTTCGCGCCCGGCCCGAGGAGTTCCGCGATGTCAGAGCCGACCCCCGCCAGTGTGTCCAATATGCCCCCGAACGCAGACGCGTTCTTCAACATTGTCGTCGTCGCGTGCTCCAGCTCTTGCATGGCGGGAAGTCCCTTGTAGCCCGCAGTGATACGCTTTCCTTTGACGACAGCTTCCTCCTGAAGCGCGCCGGTCGCTTCTCCGGCTCTGAGAACATCTGCTTCGGTGACGCTTTTGGATCGCGCTGCTCGCAGCTCCTCCTGCACTCTGAGCACTGCCCCCTCATCCCCGCCAGCGATCCTCCCCGCCAGGGTCGGCCCCAGGGTGATGTTCACGTTCTTGAAGAAGTTCTGCAAAGCCTCCGTGCGTGCTGCCTGTGTGGCGGGACCAGTCCCGTCACCCGCCTGCCCCATGACGGTGCGTAGGAGCCCTTCCACCCCACTTCCTTTGGTGAGGTCCCCGACTTCGGCGCGCACCTTCGCCGCCTGCCAGTCCTCGATGCCCCCGCCCTGGTAGCCGTACAGCTCACGCATCATGAGCATCTGCGACGCAGACTGCGGCCCGCCCACCGCTATCTCGTCGCCCACCACCTTGAGGCCCGCCGCAACACGGGCGCCCTGAATCCCGCCGAGCCCGGTCATCGCAGTCTGTTGCTGTAGCTCTTTGATGTTGTCGACGTTGACCGACATGCCGGTCTGATCCCAAGACGCGATGTTGTGCGCCATATCCTGCATGTAGTTGGCGAGGTCACTTGCATCTAGTCCCAGCGCCACGCCGCCCTTCATAGACGCCATCATGACGCTCGTGAAATCCCCTTCACCTGTGGCACCTGTGCGCGCACCGCGCGCCATCATGCCCGTGGCTTCAGGTCCGACGCCCAACTGCTTCAGCGCCATCGCGAGCTGCATGTTCGTGTTGTCGAACTGGGCGAGGGTGCCACCCCCCGCCCTGGCAAGCGAACCTCCGAACTCCACCGCTGCATCCGGCCCCATTCCGAACCGCACACCCGCCCGAGCCATCATCTGGAAAGGACTGGCCGGGCTTGCGGCCTCCGACCGAGCCTTCGCCTTTGCCGCCTCGTTTCGGTCGGTCGCGGCTTGCCCCGCCGCCCGTACGATATTCTCCATGTCCCGGTTAGAGCCTTCGCCCTTAGCTTGCAGCGTTCTGTTCAGCTCGTACTCGATCTCGGTTCTTCTCTTGTCGTACGAGACCCCCGGCCCCAGAGAGGGGCGCTTTTCGGGGAAGCCCTCGGTGACCATCCGGTGTTGGACCATAGCCGCGAGGCGGGCGTTGTAGGACTCCCCCGCCGCACCCAGCTTGCCCTCCGATGTCGACGCCCCTTTCCGCGCGGCATCCATCGCGGCGAAGACATCCTCTTGTGGCGCTGCTGCTGCTGCTGCGTCACCTGCCACCCGCGCCGCTGCTCTCCGGGCCGGGCCGGTGAAGAGGCCCTCAGTCTCACGCTGCGCGTACCTCGCCCCCTCGTGCGACAGCGCCTCCTGCGCCGCGCCCATGAGGTTCTGGAACTGGCCCGCGAGCGCTGGGCCGACCCCAGGGATGCCAGCGAGGCCCTGGCCCATGGCGCCTGCGCCTCCGAACGCTGCCCCGATTGTGGAGCCGTACGCTGCGCCTGCGGCCCCACGCGCGGCACGCCCCACGAGCTGTCCCCCCGCGTACCTAGCCATCCTGACGTTTGGCGGGATGAACTGCCCTACCCCCGCGCCTTGTACGAGTCCGGTGCGAAAGCTGTGTCTTCCCGCGCTGCGCTCGTCCTGTTCGTGGTCCTTCTTCTTCGCGTTCGTTAGCTCAACGACCGCGTGGGTCATGTCACGGATGCTATCCGTCATGCCCTTGAGGTCGGCGCTGTTTTCGAGGCGCTTGAACACCTTACCCAAGTCCTCCAGCTTGTCGGCGAGCTTGTCGAACTTCTCCATCGCCTCCGACGGGTCCATCGCATCGAAGGTCTTCTTGATCTGTCTCTCGGACTTCTCGGCACCCTTCGCGTGAAACTCAAGAGAGACGGTTGTTTTTTTGTCAGCCATCGGGGAGCCCTTCGTTGAGGTCAGGGGTCAGGCCAGCCGCCAGCTCGCGCTCCCACTTATCGAACAGCGGATCGTCTGAGACGTAGTCCGTTATGTCTAGTAGGGCGCACACGTACTTCAGCCTTTCACGGTCGTACTTCTCCAGCTTGCCGTTCTCCTGCTCGATCGCTTCGAGCTGTCGTTTCTCAACCCACAGATCTTCGTAGAACTCCTCCAACAGCTCCGGGTAGGTGCTGTTCTGGAAAACGTCATCGGTGGTCGGCCTGCCGTATTTTTTTGACCACCATCGGCGCAGTCTAGCAAGACCGTCCGTGGCGTTCCTCTTTGCCCGAGAGCGGATCTCACTCTCGTCCGAGAAACATAGCCTCGTGAGGCTGTACCTCCGTATTCCACAAGGCGAACACAACCGACGGATCATCGAGGTTGCGAAGGTCATTCGCCCACTCTGGAAAGTCAGGCGCCGTCTCGTCGAGCATGAACGTGAGGTGCGCGACGGCGTAGTTGAGGTTGTCGACGTAGTTGTCGAGCGAGCCGATGGGGGCGCCGCCGCCCATCTGCGACCGCAGCACTCCGATCATCTGCCGAGTCTTGATGGTCGGGATCACCGAGGTGAACGTGCCCTCCCAGCGCTTCCCGTTCTTCGCGGTGAAGTCGAACCGGAAGGTGTAGCGCGCGTTGAGCCGGGCCAGCCGCTTCGGGTCCTCGGGGGGTTTCTCATCCATGGAGGATGCAACCTGCGCTTTCAGGTCACTCATCGGGAGATGCGTCATCTCCAGCTTCTTCAGCCTGTCATCCATCTCGGTCATGAGGCGCTCCTTTGGGGGAGCACGAACCTACGGGTTTTTCCAGAAAATGGGAAGACGTTACGTGCGCTCCATAACGGACCTGGCGAGCATCTCAACGATGCTCACCATTTTGCGCTGTGCGACGAGCATCTCGCCCATCTGCGCGTGACCAGCCTCCAGGGCGTTTTGAAAATGCCTCACGCTTTCCACCGCGCCGAGGGCAATAGAGGCGGCCGACTCCGCCCGCTCCTCCGCGCGGGAGGCTTTTTCCTCTGCGTGCGCCACGGATCTCCTCAGAACTTCCAGTTCTTCAGTCATGTCCATCGAAGTTCCCCCTAGTCAGCCGTCTAGACCTCAGATTCGTCCCTCATGCGAATGGCCACGAAGTCGACGTCCTCTGCGACCATGCCCGAGGCATCGACGGAGAAGTTTTTCGATTGTGCCTTCGCCTGCTCCAGAATCATGATCGGCGACCCGGTTTTGTTGTCCTCGATGGCAACCGTGAGCGTCCCTGACGTGAGGATGTTCAAGAGGTGCTCACCGGGGTTGTTGCCGAGCTTCGGGTAGTACCCGAGGCTCTTCAACGTCTCCTTGACGATGCGCACACGCGACATGGAGAACGTGACTCGGTAGCGGACGGGGACGTGCTCCTCGACTTCGATGTTGTCGAGCACCTCCACAGGCTCGTACTGAATCTCCTCACGTCCATTGCAGTTTCGCGCGTAGCCGACCTTCTGCCCTTCAATCAGCAGACGGGCGCGCGCACCCGTGAAGACTCGACCCTTTTCACCTTCAGCCATGACGATGCCTCCTTAGTTTTCCAGATGGGATCACGCGCCCGCTTGCGCAGCAGCGAGCTGTGTGAGCGTGACGAGATGCACCGTGGTGCGGACGAAGTTGATGGGAATGACGGGGGCCAGCTCGACGGAGACGTCGAGCACGTCAACGATCAGCTCCATGTCCAGCGAGCGCCAGCCGGTGATGACGGTCTCGTCGACAAGCAAGCCGAGCGTGCCGATTGCCACGGCGCGCGTCGCTGACAGCGTACCCGCGAAGCCACGTTTGCCGACGGCGACTTCGAGGTTCGTGCGGAAGTTGAACACCGCGAAGTTGACAGCCTCGTTGACCGAGCCCTCCACGAAAGCGATGTTGTTTGATGTGAGGTGCGTCGTCACGTTACGCACAACGCGCCGACCGACGCCGTCAATCGCCTCGCCGAACACAAGGCCCGCGTTGATCAACTCCTCCGCGTCGTCCGTGGGGTTCCACGACGAGTGCTGCGCGATCCCGAGGACGTTCATGAACTTGTGCGTGAGCGCAGTGCCCACCGGAGAACCCGCCTGCATGCCCGCGAGGATGGCCGCGCCATAGGGCGCCGGGAAGACCTCGCGCTCCCCGGCCGTGTTGAACCGCTCCACAGTCTGCGCCCAAGCGCGCATGTGGCGGCTGTTGAGGTCGACGATCTGGTCAACGATCTCCGCCTTGCTGGCAAGGCCCGTCATCGCACCGTTGAGCAAACCGACGAAGCCGTCGCGCTCGCTGCGGCCGATGCCGCCCATGTACGCACAGTGCGCGTTCACCGCCGCAGCCACGGCAGGGTCGCCTGAGAGGTCGACGATGCTGTTGACGCGCGTCTGCTTCAGCAGATTCAGCGCCGCTTGGTAGTGCGAGAAGAGCGCCACACCCTCGATGCCACCGGCAAGGAAGACGGGACTCACCGTGTCGTCGGGCACATCAGTCGCGCCCGTAGACGCCTTCGCCGTCACGAGGACGCTGTTCTGATTGATCCAGGCGATGACGGCATACAGCTCCGCCGACAACGAGAGGGTCGCGGGGTCTTGGATGTTGGTGCTGCTCTTGACGTCCAGCTCCGCAACCGGGAATGTCCGCTGCCCCGTGAGGACAGTGAAGATGAAGCCACGCGTGACGGGGCCAGCGACGAGGAAACTCCTCGCGTTGAAGAAGTCCGCCGCCTTTTGCACCGTGGTCTGCACCGTGGCGAGAGACTTCGCAGCCACCACCGTCGCGGTGAGGGTGCGCGCTGCGGGCAGCTCGCCGACGACGAGAAAGTCGATGAGGTAGTAGGTGGTCGCGGCAGTCACGACCGGCACTACGCCTGTGAGCGTCACCAGCTCCGCGAGCGGAGTCATCGCTGCGTTGCGCCCGAAGACGAGAATGTCTTCGGTGCCTGCTGCGTCGATGGCGAGCGTGAATGACGCCTTGTCCACGAAGCAGAAGTCGCACTTGATGACACCCTCGGTCGTCTGACCGGCGGGGATCGTGAACACGTCGACCGGCCCCGCGACAGTCCTTACCGTGACGATACCGGCAGTGGGCGCGGCGCCTTCGATGTGTACGCCGAGCAACTTCGACGCGTCAAAAGAGCCGAGGGGCACCGGAGTCGTACCATTCAGCGGGACCGTGACCCTCGTGGCGATGCCTGCAACGAGGCCGAACACCGTGACGGTCTGTGTGATGTCACCGGCATCCGCCGAGACGACTTCGGCAGCGCCACCGCCGTGTGGTGCGTCGATGAGGTTGTTCTGCCCGATTCCGGTGCGGGTCGCGTCAACGGTGATGTCGCCAGCGGCGTTCACCGACGCGGTCGCGGTGTTGTAGCCTGTGCCGCCGCCGCTGTATTGCAGCGACGCGAGGGGGCCTCCTCCGATGTTGTCGCCCGTCTCAATGGCGCCCTCGAATCGAATCGTGATTTTCTTACCGAGCGAGGTTCCTGCCTGCACCTCGACGTTGATCTGCTCCGTGAAGGCGCCGTAGTCGACGCTCGTGAGGTCGATCTGCGGGACTGCGGCCCTGTTGAGGACGCCCACGCTTTGCGTCGACGGATTCACCTTGAGGGCGACGACCTGTGACGCGCCCCCGAGAATGTCCTCGTCTCGCGCGGGCTCGAAGAGCATGCCGCCCACCTCGCGGAGCTGCCCAAGCCGGAACGCCGCACGCATCTTCTCGGGGCGCGTGAAGCGCGCGAGTTCGCCGGGATTCGTCACCGCAGATACCGGCTTGCCGCCTTCCGCTGTCCCCAGCACAGCGACGATGCCGGCAGCACCCAGACCGACGCTTTCCAGACCAGAAGCGTCCACACGAGAGTAGCTGCCAGGGACCGAGATCACGCGTCCATTGAAGAAGATTGAAGTAGCGATATTAGCCATCCTTCCCGACGGTCGTGGTATACCTGTGGGTATGAACACCAAGCGAGGTCCGACAAAAACCCCGTGGCAACCCACCGAAAACTGGTTCTGGAATCACGTCGACAAGGACGGTCCGCTCATCCGAGGAATGGAGAGCGCGTGCTGGATGTACGAGACGCGCGGGAAGCACGGTTACGGCATCGTGCGCGCGCCTACCGTTGCGGACCGCAAGCGGTTCTCCATGACAGTCGCCCATCGTGTTGCGTGGGCCTTTGCTCGCGGCTGTATTCCAGACGGCGTCCTCGTCCTGCACCGCTGCGATAACCGGGGATGCTGCAACCCCACTCATCTGTTCCTCGGTGACGACAAAGCCAACATGGACGACATGTACCAGAAGAAGCGCGGGCGCAAAGCTCACGGCTCCGAGCAACATCTTGCGAAGCTCACGGAGGAGGACGTGCGAACCATCCGCCACGAACGCGCAAAGACGCCGGCCACGCCGCTGAAGGAGCTGGCCGAACGCTTCGGCGTCTCCCTCGTGGCTGTGAGCCTCGTTGCTCGTGGCGTGACGTGGAAGCATGTGCTCTAGCCTCCGATACGTCTGTTTTGAAAAGTTTCCAGATGCGAGGTCCACTGTGCGTGCGTCTGGCGCGTGAGCGATTGTTTTTGCGCCCAACGAACGAAACCCGCCGACTGGTCAAAGTTTTTGCCGCCAAACACGAAGCGCACGAAGGCGTCGAGGGCGAGGAGCTGCGGTACGGGTGCCGCCTGTTCCAGACGCGCTGCGGCGAGAGCCGCAAGCTCGGGGTGCTCGGCGGGGGGGACGACAGGCACAGTCCAGCGCGTCGGTGCGTCGGTGGCGTCAGTCTTCTTTGGCATTGACCCTCACATTCGTACGAACGTCACCGACATCTTCGCTCTGCGCGCCCTCGCGGTCGATGAACAAGCCGCTCAACGTCCACGCGCGGCCCAGCTTACTCCCGATCAACGGCTGGGTGAACTGGCGCCTGGCGTTGAACTGGAGCCTACGCAGGAAGAGCCCTGCGGGCATCGTAGCGCTGTCCGGTGCCATATCCGCCCCCGACAGCGTGATGTCGAAGTAGTCGTCGTTTTTGAAGAACGGGAGCGCCGCCGCCATAATGTTCTTCAGCAGTTGGAAGTTGTAGAGGGTGACGTCGGGGTGCTGCGAATAGCAGACAATGTTGAGGGTGTAGTCCCAGATAGACGCCAACTCGTCGGTACCAAACTCCGGGTCAGCGGGGTCGTCCATGAAGCCGCCCTCGTCGCCGATGAACTTGTCACTCTGCGACTCAGCCGTGACCATGATGGCGTAGAGCGGGAACTTCGCGTCAGCCCGCGCATAGCCGTGAATGACCGAGGGAGTATTCGCCAAGAAGTAGTCCCGAATCTCCGTCGCTTCCTTTTTTTCCAGAAGAGCCTCGCACTCGAAGAAGCTCAGCAACTCGTCCGGGTCGGCCTTGAGCCGAGCGATGCCGTCGGTGATGGCGCGAAACACGAGGCGCTCGATCATCATGTGGCACCCGCCAGAGCCGAGAACGCCATCGTTGCGACCTTCTCGATGTACTTTTGCACCTGATCGGCGAGATGAACGCCGGGCATGCCGGGGTGATGCCACTTGTGCGGCTGCATGTCACTGATCACGCGGAAGGTCCCATACGTGACCTGCGTGGCACTCTGGTAGCCCTTCGCGAACTTCACCATCCCAGCATAGATGTCCGTGGAATGCGTGTCCTGAATCTTAGGGGCGAGCCCTGCGGGAAGTCTGCCACCCCATGTAGGCTTCTCACCCGGCATGCCGGTAGTGGCCGCGAGCTTCTTCGCCGCTGCGTGGATCTTCTTGCCCAGGGCTGCTGAATCCGCGACGACGCCCTGATACGACTTGCCCATCGGTACACCGCCTCCTTGTCCTATGCTGCCTGGGGTTTGGTGCTTGAACGGGATCACCCGGTAGAACTTGCCAGGGTGGGCCTTGCTTTCGTGCTTGCCCTTCTGCCCCGATCCCCAGGGGACCACGGGGACGTTTGGGCCGAGCAATGTCGTGTGCATGTCGTAGGCGTCCATGCCCTCCTCGACCCTGTTCGGCAGCACCCCGACGAGAGAGATCGACGCGGTGAACCCGCTCATGTCGACCTTCTGGATCCCGTTGACATAGTCACGCCGCGTCGTGGACAGCGCGCTGCCCGCGAGCTTGATCCACTCGTGCCGTGCACCCTCCATCACGTCCTGTATCACCGAGCGGACGACGCTCTTGTCCGCGAGCATGCCCACAGTCGCGGCGATGTCTTCGTTCGCCAGGATGACGATCTTGATCACTCGGTGGGGTCCATCGGGAGATGCTCGCGCCGCACGAGCACGCGAAGCGGAAGATGCTGTGTGTCGCCCTGCGGTGTCTGCGGTGCGGGGTTGCGCAGCTTCAGGAGCGAGGTGCGGTTGACATTCAGGTATTCGATGACGACCCACGCGGGATGGTGCATGTAACTGAGGGTGACGCGCGTGCCCACCACAGGCATGCGCCCCGTCTTCCACCGCAGCGTACCGTCGCCGAAGAGCGTGACATCGTCGTTCGAGAACTCAGCGTCCACGGACGCGATGAAGTTGAGGCTGTGCATCGGATAGCGCGTGGGGATGCCCGCACCATCGACAGTGATGACCTCGGAGAACGTGTCGACGACGTCAAGCTGGATGATGCGATCGTAGTATCCGACGCGATTGCGCGGACGCATCGTCAGCGTTCCAGAACCGAGAGCCCACTTCCCGAGCGCATTGAAGATGTCGGGGGAAGCCGCAAGCCCTACCATGAGCCCGCGTACGACCACCGCGTTCGCCTTTTCCAGAATAGACGTCTGAAGCTCGTCAAGGGCTCCGATCCGCCCCACGTCGACGCAGTAGTCGACGGGGCGGTAGTAGCGCCAGCCAAGCCCGTTGCACTTCGGACAGTCGGGGTTTGTCTGCTCCGTTTGATCGTTGAAGCCCTTACACGAGCAGATCGAAGCTCGTGCCCACGCGAGGCGCGGACACTTCGTCTCAATCAACGTCTCGAACTCGGTCGCGTCTTCTGTGCCCGACGTACGGAAGTCGGTGCGCGCGAACTTCTCCGATGGCGACCCGGCCTGCGGGTAGACGCTGAAGGCGTTGTCGAGAGGCTCGGGCATCTCGCTAGGCTAGCGCACGCTCACGCAACACGCATTTTCAGCCCACGGTAGTACGGCAAGAGCACCTTGTAGAGCGTCTTCAGCTCCTTCTCGTACTGAATCAACCTAGCCCCGTAGCCGGCGTTCGTCGCCGAGGACGTGGTGTTGATCGACTGCGAAAGCCCGTCGAGTGAAAGGCTCGACGACGCGATACCCGCACCAAGTAGCAAGTCACCGCCGATGTTCAGGGGGCCTCCTGCCGCTTCTTTTCCCACAGCGTCCTTCAGCTCGGGGGGCAAGCGCGCAGGGTCGAAACCCGCGTAGTACGTGATCTCGTACGCATCTGGAATCAAGCGCCGGGGCGACATAGGCACCCCGGTCGCCGAAGGCGCGACGCCGAGAGCCGAAGGCACGAGAAAGAGCTGCCCATCGTCAGCGTGCCAGCGGAACCACTCCTTCGGGTACTCCCGCCGGGGGGAGCCAGGGAGGACGAGCGCCACACTCTCGATGTCGATGACGGGGAACTGATCGAGAGAGAAGAACAGGTACTCACCGCGCGCGACACCGTTCTCGCGCATGTAGTCGTGTTTTTCCAGAATCAGTGTTGGCAGAACCGAGATGTTGAGCATGCGCTCGACCTTCGCGATGCCATACCGGATGTAGTGCACCATCACATAGTCGGGGATCTCCCTCCCGTCGTCTCTGACGAGGGACCTCTCCTGCCCCCACAGGTAGATGTCCCGCAGCTCTTGCACCGTGAGCACCATCTCGAAATCGAGGCTCACCGCCTTTTGCACAGGCTGGGGCAGGTCGACAGGTGTGCCAGGGTCCTCGCTGTTCTGGATCACAGCGCGGTACTCGGTCGTGGTGTCCGCGCCCGTCGTACCGTCGGCAGAGACATTGTCGGTGAAGTGATAGTTGTTCCGCCCTGGGGCGAGCCGCAGCTCCCCCACCTTGTCCCCCTTCGTGAGCTTCACGAATGGCGAGGCAAAGTCCTTGCGCCGCTCGACGCGCAACGAGTCGTAGCCCGCAGCGATGAGGTCCTCGGGATTCTGCGCGTAGAAGTACACGCGACCGGGATACTTGGTGCTTGGCGCCATCTGGAAAACCTCCTACTGCGAAACGACGCTCTGGATGAGGACGAAGGGGCCACGCGCGGCGGTCTTGTGCTTTCCTCGCCGCAGCTCAAACGGGACGTTCGCCTCGGTCTGGAAGATGGGGGCCTCGACCTCCAGGCTCGTAGCACTCGCAATGCTCACGATCTTGACGGGCTTGGTGTTCAAAACCCCGAGCGGTTGCAGGACGTCACCGACCTTCGCCTTCTGGAACGCGGTCCCTGTGCCGGTGACAACGACGCTGTCCGCCGTCACAGCGACCATCCCCACACCGCTCGCACCCACGCGCGCGGCGTCCTGGCGCGTGACCTCCAAGTCGTAGCGGTAGTCGCCCGCCGCTGCGTCGTCCGTGTCCGGCTTGTCGAGCAAGAGGCGGCACTGCCCGAGCGTAGCCCCGACTTGTGCGAGGAGCGGGAGCTGGTCGTCGAAGTAGCTCGTTTTGAAAACAAGCGCCTCCGGGTTGTCCATGGTGGCGGGCGTCTTCTTGACGGCGAATCGGACGATGGCGGGGCGCGATGCGGTACCGTCAACCGCCACCGAGAGGTCGATCTTGAGGGGTACCGGCGCCGTATCGTCAGTGACAGTGACGAGGAAATCCTCGCTATCCCCGAGGACAAGTGAGAGCGTGACTTCTTTCTTCGCCATCTCTACTCTCCGCAGGACAGGATCGCCGTGAAGCCGCTGCCCGGTTCGATGGTAGCCTGAAGCGTGGCGTCCGGCCCCACGGTCGCCGCGAACGCGGCATCCAGTCCTACCACGGCTTCCAGAAGTGCGTCGGCCAGCCACGTCGCTGAAAACGCAGGCGGCAAGCTCAGCAACGCCACCAGCGGGGTGTCCCCCAGGAGCTTCGCAGCGATCACCGCCGTTGGGTAGACGTTGACGATGACGGTAGAGGCGTCGTCAAGCCACCCCAGCGTGAAGCGCCCAGATACGCTCATGGCTCCCGCACCATCACGAGCGTTTCCCACTTCGCGGCGTCGATGTGCGCCGCTGCGACCGTGATGGTCAGGATCTCACCCTCGCCCGTGCTACCGGGCGTGCTTGCTAGGGCAGCCGCCTTCGTGGCGAAGATGCGCCGGCGCATGGTGAGCGGGCGGCTGTTGATGTCATACGTGAGGACGTCATCACGCATGTTTTCACCAAGGTGACCAAGGAGCTTCTGGAAAGAGAAGTCCTGATCCAGCGCGCGGATCTGAATGTGGTCGAGAACTCGGTCGTAGGAAGGGTCCACCACCGTGCGGGGCGCGTCTGAGAACACGGTGTAGTGCGCCACATATTGTGCGGCGGGACCTGCCGTCCACAGCCCTTGGTAGAACCCGTCCGCCGTATGCGTGAGGTCCACGTCTATCTGGAAAACACCAGCAGCGTCGTAAATGCGGGCGCGCGGAAACCGAGTCTCCACGCCGTCAGCAAGCGCGACCTCCAACAGCAGTGGAGAACCTACGACACCTTCAATCACGACTTCATCGTCTCCGGTGAGAATGGGACGAGCCAGACGCCCGCCTGCTCGCCGTGCCCACGCACCTCTTCGTTCCGCTTCTGGATTGCCTCGGTGAGCTGGTCTTCGCGAGCACCAAACGATTCCAAACGCAGCTCCATCATCTCCATCGCCGCGTCTCCGACATCACCGGAGCGCATCTTCGCTTGGAGCGTGAGCGCCTTTGCGACCTGCGCGTCGGAGCAGAAGCCTAGCTCCTTCAGCAACGCGCCGAGGAGCATGTCATCGTGCTGGGCCTTCCGCCCGATCGCTGTAAGGAGCTGCGCCCGTGTGATGACGCGCATCTGCATCAGGATGTTCCCGAGCGTCGTTTCGTCGGTAAAGGGGGAGCGGGGGGACGGCGAATCCTTCTTCTTCTTCTTGCTGAAAAAAATCATGAGTGCCTTCCGTCGTTCGGGAGGCGAGCCCTTTGGACCGCCTCCAACAGCAGGACTTGGTTGTGTGTCGCCTTTTCCAGAACTTCGTTCTGCTTCTCAGCCATTCCGATCAAGCGATCGTTGAGTTTCTGCTTCTCAGCGTCGTGCCTGTCTCGGTCGCCTTCGCGCCCCTGGTAGAGATACCGGACCACCCAACCTGCGCCGATCAGCAACGTCCACGGACCACCCGTTTGAATGGCTTCGAGTATGTCCTTGATCCCGAGACTGTCGACCATGAAACCCCCGAGTGCCGGTGTACCCCAGCCTATAGGAGAAACTGAGCCCCGGGCACCCCTGCTACTCCAGCCGCCCACCTCTCCTCGAACACCTCATCCGTCAGGTTGAAGTTGAGACCGCTGCCGATCTGCGGAAGCGAAATGACATCGGCATACCGCTTCCTCGATATGTGCGCGTTGTCGGAAGCCCAAAGCACGAGTGAGGCAACGGCTTCACAAAACGCCACGAGGCTCCTCACCGGCTTCACGTCGTCCATCGGCGCAGGCGTGAGGCGCAAGCCGATGGTGCGACGGGGGCTGTCATCGAACATACCCATAGCGAAGTTCGCGGCAGTGCCGCCGTCCACGAAGAGCCGGTTGCCTCGCCATTCTGGAAGAGTCCACGCCTTGAAGAAGACGGGGATCGCTGCCGAGCAGCGCAGTGCGTCCACAACCTTCAGCTTCGCGTGCTCGGGGTTGCAGCCGGGTCCACCCTCGATGACGACCGGCTGCCTCGTCCAAAGGTCGCAGACCACGACGCGCAGCGGGATGAGTGCCTCGCCCATCGTCTTGCCACCAAAGAGGTCCTTCAACTCTTTGTAGAGGTTGTCGCCCGCGTAGAGACCGTAACGGTCGAGCGGATTCCAGGCTCGATCCTTCAGGTAGTCGCGCGTCAGCACTTTTTTCAGGAGAGCCTTCTGCTTGTGGACGGGAACAGCGAATGCTTCCGCAGCCGCAGAGATGGCGCCAGCAGACGCCCCGCCCACACTCACAATGTCCACGATCGTCGAGAGCGTACTCAGCCCTGCGGCGAGCGTTACTACGTGCGACGCACCACCTGCGACGACGACGTCGACTTGCTCACGTTGCATGACTTGCCCTTAGCTTCTTCTGCGTTTTGATAATCACTTCCTGAATCTGTTCTGGAGTCAGGGTGTCGGTCGCGCGCACCTTCGCGACGGGAGCACCGGACTTGTCCACGGTCTTCCCGTCAGCACCGACCTCGACGACCTTGATCACGGGTTCCGACATCATGCACCTCCGATGTACCAGCGGTAGAGAACGCCGAGATGCCGTGTGCCGCCACCGGACGCAGCCTCGTAGATCGTGCGCATAAATAGGCCCGTCGCCACGGGCGCGACCGTGGGCATGATGATCTCCTCACGCCACAGCGAAGACGTCGGCAGTCGATAGTCCTTGACGTACCGCACAAGCTCAATGGGCGTGCCGAGCGGAAGGCCAAGTTGTGTGTGCAGCCCGAGCACGTCGTTTTTGTCGACGACGGCGAACTGCGCCTTGTCCCCCCGTACGCAGTCCTGCGCCCAGAACTGACCGCCTTGAACGAGAAGCTGCGTCGTCGTCTCCACGTCCAGAATCGCTGTCTGGTCCGGCTCACACTCCAGTGCGAAGCCCTCCAGACGTGCCTGTTCGCTGGCGTGCAGAAACGTCGGGGCGACAACGACGGCGTGTGTGTCGGTCGTTGGCGGAAGTGTGTGTCCGATGAGCAGCGCCATCGCGTCCTCGCGCAGCGCGACGAGGACCGATGTCGGGAATGTCGCCGCGTGGTCGACGTCGTCGTCGTCGACGGCGTCGGATAGGAGCTGTATCTGACTGTCGCCAGTGGCGACGAGGCGCGTCGCGCCTTTGACGACGTGATACTTCGCCCAGCTTGGGTTCGCGAGCGCCAGCTCGCGCCACACGCTGTACGTGACGGACAGGTTGTTCATTAGTAGTACCCATCCCAGAAGCCAGCCAGCTCGACGCCGCCGCCGCTGAACCGCTCCCGTCGTATCATGATCGCCCGCGTGCCGTCGCCGACGGCGGGCGCATCCCAGTCGAGAGAAAACTCAAAGTTGTTGCCGCTGACGTAGCCGACGCGGATAACCTCGATGCCCGTAGTGTCGCCGTTCGGTGCCCAGTAGATCTCGACCTTGCTGCCACCAATAGCGCCCTCGCCGCCACCGGCAAACCGCTGGATCTTGAGCTGCGCCCCGTTTGGGATGACGTAGAAGTTGTCGGTCACGGATGACACGTTCCCGACGTGAACCTGCGTCACGGCGGTGTTTCCCGGTGGCGACGAGACGGCGCTGTTGGTGATGAGCCGGCCGTCGGTGGTCGTCCTGAGACGTCGGGCAATACCGTCATAGTCGGTGGCCATGGCCAAAATGCCGTCGGTACCTGCCGGGATGGCGAAGCCGTTGTCGACGCCGAGCTTGACCCCGGAGTCGTCGGTAAGCTGCGCGTTCACTGCACTCTGGTCACTGGCGATGACCACGGGCGTGCTCGCCGCCATCGCTTTCTGCCCGAGCGTCCCGAGTCTCGCGACGATGCCGTCAAAGATGTCCTTGAGCCGCGCGAGGATCGTGTTCGCCGTCGGCGTAGCCTGTACCTCGCCTGTACGCGTGACGAAGTCGGCTTGCGTGAGGAGTGTCAGCGCCGTTGCCTCGGTGGCTGCGCCGGTAGGTAGCGGAAGGCTGGCTGCGGACACGGGGACCGCGCTCGCGCGGAGCTGCGTGTCCGTCAGGGGACCGCTCACGGGCTGCGTTGTGGTGCCCGTGGGGTCTGTGCGCACGGGGTTAGCGCCCGTGCCTTTCTCGACGCCAGTGGCGTCGTACAGGATCGAAGCAGGCGAGAGGTTGCTCATGCGATGGCCCTCACGCGCGACGCCTCAAACGGGCCGCTGTAGGTGATCGTGTCGGTGATGGTCGCGAGCACGGTGGTTCCGTCAGCGGCGTAGATCTTCCACTCCACGGTCGTCGCGTTCGCCCCGGTCCACGTGATGTTCTGCTCGACGAGCTTGGTGCTGTCTGCGCGGCGCCAGAGCACTTGGGACGGGAACACTGTGCCCGTGACGGTCTTCGTTGCTCCGGTCGTGAAGCCTTCGGCGGGGCCTTCGTCGATGAAGTGGATGAGTTGCAGCAGCGAGCTATGCCCGGAAGCTGTTATTCCAGAACCCGTGACGAGACTCTGAACCACACCGTCTAGGAACGCGCGGAGGTCGCCGTCTACGAAACGTACTTGCCCCTCCTCGGTCGGTTCACCTGAGAGCGGCTGGAAGAACAAGTCCTCGACGCGCTCGTTGCGTGCGCCCGCCACGGCTACTTCACCTTCTTCTTGGCCTTGGCCTTCGCGGGACGCGCTCGCCTGTCGGCGACCGACTCGCGTCCGCCGCGCGACGGACGCATGGCGCCGTCCTCCTTCAGCTTCGCCGCCTCCGCTTCCGATGCGTAGCTCTGCTCCAGAGTGACCTTCGCCGCCCGTGCGTAGCGCTGAACGACCTCGACGGCTTGCTTCGCCTGCGCAGCCTTCCCGTTCGCCACGAGGTGCTCCGCTTTGGCCTTCTCGGACAGATTCAGCAGGATCTCGGTCGCGCGGGTGATGTAGAGCTTCACCGTCGCGACACCTTCGAGGTCGCTCACACCCTTGAGCTTGTCTTCCTCGAAGTCCTTGTCCACGTGCGCGTGAAGGAGCCGCACTTTCTCAGCTCCCTCACGCAGACCGGACGCTTGCCCAGCGCGTTGATAGACCTCCTGCTCTGACAGCTCGGCGAGCTTGTCGAGCTGCTCTCCGAGGTCATTAGCGAGATCGAGGCGACCCTTGGTGTACTCCTTCACGAACTACCTCGTTCACTGCCCGTTCACGATCACCGTGATCTGATCTGGCTTGGCCCCGACGCCTTGCAGGTTGAACTGGAAGCGGAGGTCGCCTTCGGTCGGGGTGCCACCGGGATAGACGTCCTCGCCGCCCGCATCGTTGACTGCGTTCCGCAGAAGCTCGCCGTTGAGATAGACCTCGACGTCGTCGACGAAGACAACAGCGTCGTACGGTGGGAGATCCACGTTTGTGTTGGCGTGCGGCGTGCCGGGACCGTTGACGTCGTTGTCGGCGGTGACGCTGGCGGTGAGCGTCGCCTGAACTTTTGTGCGCGTGACAGCGCTGTTGGTGATGGCGTTGAGCAGCGAGACTTCACCAAACTTCGCGTCGAAGGCGTCCCACTCAGCGGTCGAGTCCGACAGCTTGATGCCGTCGGTCTGCGCCCACGTCGAGCCCGTCTGGTTGACGTCGTCGAGGAACAGCTCGCCCGCCGAGAGTACCCGGAGGTCGCCAGCCGTCGACTCGATCACGCCGTCGTTCACGCCGACATGGATCGGACGCGTGCCAGCGGTGTTCGCGCGGAGCCCGGTGCGGAAGTCGTTGACGACCGCGTCCACGTTGAACGTATCGACGTCGGTGCCGATAGCGACCTCGCTCGTGCCGCCCGCGCTGCCCTCGACGACCGAGAATAGGTTGGCCTCCGCGTCGTCGCGGATGCGCCACGCGAGGCCCGCGCCTTCGAGGTCGAGGGTGGCGTCGGTCGTGAGATCGACGGGAGCGGTGCCCTGACCGTTGTACGCGCCCTGCCGGGTGACAGCGAAGCTGGCGGGCACGTCGATGGCGGCGCCGCGCAGGAAGTCCTGCTCGTTGAGGTCTTCGAGGGCGACGCGCTCGACGCTGGAGAAGTTGATGACGCGGTTCTCGACGTCGGCGACGGGGACGGCTTCGAGGTCATCGCCAGCCGCGTTGAGCCGCACGAAGCTCAGTTGCGCGCGCGTGGTCGTGGTGCCGGTCATCGTGTGGCCGTCGGTCGCTGTCTCCGTCTGGAACAGGGCATAAATGGTTCGCCCACCGGAGAGAATCGGGTCGCGCGTTGCGCCGTCAACCACGTCGCACAGATTCTTCGGCGAGATCGAGGTCGTGCCGCTGACCTCCGTTAGAGCGTGAGTACCAAAGGTACCACCGTGGGCAGCGGCGACGGTGCCGCGCGTGCTCACGTTGCCGACGGCAGCCGTGGTGTTCGCGGGCAGCTCGCCGATGAGCAGCACCTTGAAGTTGTTGCCGGCGCCCACGGTAACGTCGACGAGTCCGGTCATGGTGCGGAGGACGCGCTTGCGCTCGACGTCGTGCAGGCTTTGGTTGACCTCGTCGACGCCGCGTTTGACGTTGCCCTCCCCGGGGAACGTGGTCGGCGCGACGAGGTCGTCGTACCAGTTGAGCGACTGATCGGCTCGTTTGTGGAGGTTGAGCAGCGACCGGATGTTGTTGAGGTCGTCCTCGATGTTCGCCGCGCCGCTCTCCATCGTCGCGCCGGGAGCGACGTTGTCGAGAAAGTTGAGGGACTGTGCGATCTGAACTTCTTGACGGATGAACGTACGTGCCATGAAGGTGCTCTCTTTCCAGATAGGTCAGAAGACGAAGTAGTCAGCGCGAAACTTGTCGGACGGCTCCGATACGAACAGTAGCGTAACAGTGTCAAACCCGCTGCCTGGGCCGCCGCCCTCGGACACCGTGAAGTCGTTGCCGATTCCAGACTCCAGGCGTTGCCCGTTACAGAACAGGGCGATGCTCGCCCCGTCGATGACATGGACGAACTTTTCGGGAGTTGTGAACACCGTTGCGCTCACCGGGACAAGCGCCACCTGCGTACGCCATCTCGTGTGTGGCTCAATCGGTCGTCGTGGGACGTTTGGCATGGCCCCTCAGAGGGGCATCAGCCCTTGCGGTGGAAGACGACGAGCTGCACGTCAGAGGCACCAACCACACCGCGCATGAAGATGCTTCGGTCCTCCAAAGGGATTTGGAGCGGGGGGTCCGCGACCCTCACCTCCCAGAAGTTGATGTTGGCGTCGAAATCGTCCTTCGTGAAGTAGAGGCGGCACGCGTTCCCCGCAGCACGCACGAGAATACTCATCGAGAGCGCCTCGAAAGGGACAACGCGCCCCGTCGTGTCGATCGACACTGTCTTCGCACGTGGAATCCCACCGAGATTTTGCATGCCCATGGAGCGCCTCTTTCGGTTTTCCAGAACGGGGTGGGCCATCGCGGCCCACCCCACCCCGGGGTATCAGACCGCTTGACCCTTGAGGGTGCCGACAATCACGAGGTGCACGACCTCGGCAGCCGCGCCCCCGAGGAGGTCGAACCCGACGGACGTCTGCGTGCTCTCGTCCACCATCACAGGCGCCAACGTCTCGCCGCCAACGAGGACGCAGTAGGTCGAGTCAGCCATGGGCGAAAGGCCCTCCGCTTCGAGATCGATGGCGTGCGGTGCGGCGCCGTCGAGGGTGATCTTCTTGCGCTGAACGCTCACCCCAGCTTTGGCGGCACCCGCGAGGTGGGGCAAGCCCTGGTCGGCGGCGTACGGAATGTGGTCGCGTGCTTCTTTTGGGAAACCCATGTCTATCTCCTGCGGTTGGGGGCGTTCTGGAATCGGGCGTCTACTCGAACATCGCCAACCGGATAGCTCCGATCAGCGCGTCCTTCGTGGTCGTCGCATCGTACTTGACCTCATACGCGGCGGCCATTCGCTTCAGGTACGCGGCGGACATCTCTGGGGCGGGGTCAGGCCAAACGCCACTACCCTCCTCCTCCAAGACTTTTGGCAGCGTCTCCGACTCCGGGGTGTACGCCGGGGCCTTCTTGCCCTTTGGCTTCTCCGGCGCAGGAGGAGCCTTCGTTGCCACCTTGGCAGCGTCGGCCTTCGCCCTCTCCGCGCTGGCCGCGTCCACGCGCGCTGCCTTTTCCGCCGTGCGCTGGAGCTGGTCCGTTGCGGCCTTGAACTCGTTCTCGGTGAAGCGGAAGCCAAGGTTCGTCGCGAGGGAGGAGAGCGCCGCAAAGCTCCGCAAGGACGCAACGCGGGTCGCCAGCTCGGTGTCTTGCCCCAGCAGCGTGACGAACTCCACCGCCGATCGCATAGGCTTACCCGGTTCAGGGATCTTGGAAATCGAGTGCAGCGCGCTCTTCCTGACCTCCAGGCTCCACTCGTCGCCGAGTGACAGGAGCTTCTTGGAGTCGGCGTCGTTGTCAACGTCAATGCAACACTGCGAGTCGATCTCGTAGGCGCGTCCGTTCACGGTGATCGTGGTGAGCTTCTTGTGGGAATACTTCGTCTGTAGTCGCATTTGGTTCCCTTTCTGGAAAGCCGGGACCATAGGTATAGAGCGGCTGCGTCCGAAACGAAAGAGCCCCCTTTCGGGGGCTCCTTTGGTGAGCGTCAGCTCACGTCAGCTCACGGCTGTCCCTTGAACTGCGGCGCGCGGCCGATGTTCTTGAACAGCACGGTCTTACCGGGGGCGTAGAGCACAGGCACACCGTAGATGAGCTGCATCCAGCGGATGGTCGCGTCGACGGTGGCAAGTGGGATCTTGAGCATCGGGGCAAGTTGCTTCCAGCTCATGACTTCGAGGTTCTGCTGCCACATGAACGCCGACGTGGCGCCGGGGAGGCTCGTGTTGAAGTCATCCACGGTGAGCTGGCCGACGCCAGCGGTGTTGGGGATTCGCGCGATAAGGCGCTCGGTACCGCCCGCCCCACCCTTCTTTGTGCGGAACAGCGAGTACCACTTGGTGGGTGCGCCGCCTGCGGGAGTGACCCCGAAGGTGAGCTTTTCGCCCGCCGCAACGGCGATGGCACCGCCGATGTCGACCGCGATGCTACGACCGGCGTCGTTGAACGCCACGATCTTGTAGACGTAGGACCCGGCGTCATCGTCACCAAAGAGGCTGGCGGCGTCGATGGGGGTCGTTGCCGCTGCTGTGATCGTCGGAGCGCCGGGGCGCTTCGAGGGATCGCCACTCGCGACGGCAGGAGCGCCGCCGTCGGTGATGAACACGTTCGGCTCGAAGGAGATGTCTCCTGCGGGCGAGGTGAAGCCGTTGACGTCGAGGCCGACCATGTCGCCCTTGACACCCGCCCCGATGTCGTAGCGACCTTTGGGGAAGAAGGCTTTGACGAGATCCGCCTTGACCTTGGGGTTGAGGTGCAAGTGCGTGGGGACACCGAAGTTGGGCGCGTCCGAGATTGTCAGCGCGGCGTCGATCAGGACATCTTCGTCGAGCGGCTGGCCGCGCATGTCGATGATGTTTGCAGCGGGAGCCAAGTCGCCGATGAGCTTCTCGTAGCCGTCGAACTGAAGGCTCGACAGATCAGAGCGCCCGAAGAGCAAGGCGCGTTCGAGGATGCGGAGCAGCCACATTGTGCCACTGACCGTCTCGTTGGCGATCACGTTGCCGTGCGCGGGTTTCACGAGCGACATGACGTGCGTCACCTTGCGGGTCGTGCCGAGGTACTTCACCACAGCGTACTGACGCTCGTACGCGCTGTCCTGCGATTCCGGCAGATCGCCTTCGGCCACGAAGCCGACGTCGTCACCCTCGCCGTAGGACTGGATCACGTTGTGCTCTTCGACCGTGTTCATGGCCCCGATCTTCGGGATGGCCTTGAACAACCGCAGGTGCTCCATGCGGTACGTGACGTTCTTGAGCGTGCGCTCCAGCGACTCGACGCGCAGCGGGAAACCGTCACCAAAGCTCGCACCTGGGTTGTTGATTGCCTGACCTGCGGTGAGAGCTTTGTTCAGCTCACTCAGCGTCTCGGGGCTGCCAAGGCTGCCACCGCCGAAGCCGTCCAAACCTTCGTAGTCTTTCCAAGAAATCTGCTCATTCATGTTGTTCTCCTGCTCTTTCTGGAAACTGGAAGCCTATGAAGGCTGGCTCAGTTGGCCTTGTGGGTGTTGAGGAACTTCTGCACGTCCGCGAGGACCACGGGTGAGATCTGGTTGAGGGACTCGTACTTGGTGGACGCCTTGACGAGATCCTCGCCGTTGCTCGCATTGTTGCCGCCCTTGGCAATCATCGCGTCGAGGCCATCGAGGATCTGCGACTTGGAGAGGTCCGAGCCCTGCTCCATGGCATTCGCCTGGGTCGGAGCCCCGGCGAAAGACTTCGCCATCGGCTGTGCACCCCGGACGCCCTTGCTCATGGGGCCGCGCGCGGGCTGCACCCCGAGCTGCGAAGCCATCGACTTCAGCATCTCGCTCTGCGAGGTGATGACATCGGTCATGGACGCGAGAGTTGTCGCGAGAGCCACGCGGTAGCCGTGGTCGTCGCCTTGGGACTTCTGGATGTGGTCGGTGAGCGTGCGGAGCCCGTCGGTGATGCCCACGGTGGCGTCACGCAGGAAGTCGCTCACGTCGATGGACTTCTGGATCGTGTCGGTCTGGAAACCGCCCATGACCTTGCTTGCGAGTTCGTCGCCCCGCAGGGACTTGACCAGCTCGTCCTTCTCGTCGTCAGTGATCTCCCCGCTCTGCGCCTTCGCGAACAGGTCCGCCGCGCGGGTCGCGGTGTTGTTCTTGAGCGCGGCCTCGGCGAGCGCGTTCATTCCTTTTTCGAGATCGTGTTCGGTCATCTTCTTCATGGCGTTTTCTCCCTTCAGAGAAGGTCGTTGTCCTTCAGGATGCCGATCGTCTGGAAAAGACGTTCGGCGGTTTGTGGTGAGCAAGCGAAGCGATGCTGGATGCGCGCGACAGCGGCCGACTTCGAGATCTCCTTATCGTCGCCGTCGTCAAGCAAGCGCTGCTGCCCGTCTTGCTCTAACGACTGCGGCGCGAGCACTTGCCCGGCGCCGGGGCCTGACTTCGGCCCAGCGGGCTTGGAGCCCGGAGTCGCCTCCCCCATAGAGAGGCCCTTCTCCACGTCCCCGAGGCTCTTCGCAAGAACTTCGAGTCGAGTGCCTTCACCCACGGGGCAGTTGGTGATCGCCACGTTTCGCACGAGCGCCTTCGCAACCACACGCCCTGCGGGGCCGGTGCGCTTCTGTACGGCACCTTCGATGCTGAAACCCAGGCGGCGAGAGCCGCCTGCCTTCTTG